TCCGCGTTTCAAAATCGAGCCAGATCATGTTGCCAACGCCCCCGAAGGGGCATTAGTAATTAGACCGCCATGCGGCGACGTTTTGGCGCAGGCAATACGACTTCAGCTTCTCCTTCCATTGAAATCCAGTTTTTGATTTCAAAAACAGGGTTGTAGAGCCGCGAATACAGTCTGTGCATGTAGTCTGAATTTTTCAGCAGCACAATCGGCACCGGTTTGCTTGGGTCTTTGTCGATCTGATTGGCCACTTCAGCGGCGAACTCTTGCAGCGCACGCTTGCCCCCAAGTGAGTTTGTCATAAACCGTGCTTCAAGGTCTTTATCGACCCCGCTGGTGCATTTCAACGACACGCCCATTTGGTACTCCCAACCTTTCTCGGCACCGTTAGGCGCAGCCCCCATTTCAGGCTTTGCCTCAGTGATGGCCACGGTCTTCTCGCCCAAGAGTGCCCCCAACCCCCACGCCACATACCCGTGGACAAAGGAGAACGGATTAACGGCCCACAGCGACCCTGCCTCAACCTCGTCGCGATCCACTCCGAAAATCCAGTGGCCGCTCTTGTCCATCTTTAGATATACCACGCCCAGACTCTCTTTTTGCAACAAGCGCAGGGTAGTGGACAAACTGGACACTGCGGGCAAGCCCGCGTTTTTAAAAATAGCTAATGACATTTTGTTTCCTTTACGCGATTTTAAGAAGGGGGTTAACCCTTGGAACCACAATGGCGGGGCGAGGGTCACCCGCATCCACCACGGTGGTACCCGAACTGATGCTGACCGTCAACTCCTTTGGCAATTTGAGCTTGCGTTTCTTCAACGCTTTCTCAGCTTGCGCGGGAGAGACAACTGACACCACCTCGGATTCATTTAGACCGAACGCAAACAAAGCCACCTTGGCCTTGTCCGCGTCAGTCCATGATCTTGTCGCCCGTGAGGCGACCAGCTTGAAGTCGGGCAAACTCTGCCCAGACTCAAGCATTGACAACGCCAGTTCACGCAAGTCTTTTATCCAAGTGTCCAAAAGATCTGCGTTTTTTAAGAACAGGCTAATTTTTCCCGCGTCAAGATCGGCAATCTTAACGGCCAACGTCCGGTCGGCTGCGCCGGTCATTTGCGGGCAAATAACTTTGGCGGTGCACCAGCGGCAATGCTCACCTAAGTTCAATGGGGCGTCTGGTTTTTCTGATTGCTTGACCGCGTGGACAAGTTGGCGCTCGAACTCACGCACTCTGCCCACCGTCGTAACCCACCGCCGTATGGAGGGCGGCTGGACGATGACGCATTCAATTTCAGTAGCCCCCTCGAAGGCCCACTTTGTTGCGGGAGTGCGCATGGCGGCCGCTGCGTAGAAGAGCAGTTGCTCGTTCTCTTCGGCGCTCACAATCACGCCATCGCCAAATTTCCAGTCCAGCACAACAGCGCGCGAGCCAATGCGACCCAGCACGTCTGTGCTGCCAAAAACACCCGGCAGCAAATCGCCAAAATCAACGCGGGCTTCTGTGGTAAAGCTCATATCCTCCCCGGGATCTACCTCGTCCAACAGCATGAGCGCGCTCTCCAGCTTTTCGCAATGATCCTCATCGAGAACCACACCCTCAAAGGTCTTGCCTAACAAGGTGTGCGGAGCCGCGCCGTTGTTAATGAGCAGATCAACGGCCGAGTGCAGGGCTGAGCCTGCAGCCATGAAGCGGTTGCTTGCTTGCGGCGGCATCTTGGCCACAAGGGCCACGCTGCCCGGGCAGTTGATGACCCGCTTAGCGGTCGAACCGCCAACAATTTTACTGTGTTGCATCAATTTTTTTTGTTGCACCCGGGATTGGGTAGTTGAATATTAGCACAAAAAAAAGATTGTCAAGAACTTTTTTTCAGGTATTATGCGGAAATGTCTGAGAAACTTGTGGAGAAGCATCTGGTCTGGGCGGTGCAAAGAATGGGCGGGCGGGCGTGGAAATTTACTAGCCCCGGGCGGGGTGGTGTGGCCGACCGGATTGTGTGCTTGCCCGACGGAAGCACATGGTTCGTGGAACTTAAGACCAAGGGCGGCCGGCTGTCAGAGTTGCAACGGTTGTTCGCCAGTGACATGGCGGCGCTGCGGCAAAAATACATTGTCCTGTGGACAAAAGAAGGAGTAGATGCTTTCATTAAGACCCTATCAGAAGACCGCGGTTAAATTTTTGTTTGAGTGCGACCGGGCCATGATCCTCGCTCCTGTTGGAGCGGGCAAGACAGCCATTGCCTTGACGGCTATGCAAGCCATGCTTCATAACGGTCATGTTAACCGAATTCTGGTGCTGGCACCCAAACGGGTGGCGGTCAGTGTCTGGCTTGCGGAGGCCAAACTGTGGGCACCGGGCTTGCGTGTTAGCGTCGCCGTGGGGACGCCCAAACAGCGCGAGGCGGCGTTCAGATCTGTGAGTGAGGTGGTAGTGACCAACTACGACAATTTGCAGTCCTTGCCCCACCTGAGCTTTGACTGCATTGTGTTCGACGAGTTGACCCGGCTGAAGAACCCCAGCGGCGCTAGGTTCAAAGCGCTGCACAAGTTGATCAGCAAAGTGCCCATTCGATGGGGGCTGACCGGCTCGTTCACTTCCAACGGTTTGGAGGATGTGTTTGGCCAGTGCAAGATCATTGACGAGAGTTTGTTAGGCCGGTCTAAAGGCGCGTTTCAGCAACAGTACTTCTACATGGTGAACCGAGACTACAACCAATGGGCACCGCTGGACGGCAGCCTTGAGCACGTCATGGCGCGCATCAAGCCCGCCACGTTTGTGCTAGAGGCCGGCGAGTACACCTTGCCGCTTTTGCACACAGTCAAAATTAGTTGTGAGATGGACTTAACAGAGTACAACAAGATGAAAGCAACGTTTGTGCTCGAGTTACCGACCGCCAAAATCATCGCTGCCAACGCCGGGGTTGTCACAGGCAAGCTGCAGCAAATGGCGTCTGGTTTTGTCTACGAAACAACGTCCTACGCTACGCAAGACCCGGGCAAGTTTGCGGTGGAGCAAAAACCGATTTGGATGAGCCAACATAAATTTGACGCGCTTGAAAATTTACTGGAAGAAAATCAGCGCGCGAGCACGCTAGTCTTCTACACCTACCGGGAAGAGTTGGCCGAACTTAAGCGACGTTTCCCCCACGCGCAAACGTTGGACGAGCCAGACGCCATCGAGCGGTGGAACGCGGGCAAGATTGAACTGCTGCTGGCGCATCCTAAGTCGGCTGGGCATGGCCTGAACCTCCAACATGGCGGCAACAAATGCGTGTTCCTTTCATTGCCGTGGTCACTGGAATTGTACGAACAAGCTATCGGGCGTTTGCATCGCAGCGGGCAAAAGCACGACGTATGGGTGTACGTTTTGCTAACGGAAAAAACTGTGGATGAAAAGATATGGACGGCGCTCCATGACAAACGCGCGGTATCGGATATTGCAATGGAGGAACTTACATGACACGGTTAACGCAACTCACGTTTCGGTTAAAGAAAGCGAAAAAAGAGCTACTCATCAGGGAAAAACATCACAACGCTACATCACGTTGGTACAACACCGTAACTCAACTCATTTTAAAACTGGAGGCAAAAATTGAACTGGAGAAAACTAAACAGGGAACTTAGCACGTTCACCGAATCGGAAGTTTTGGCTATGCTAAACACGGAACGCGCGAGTCATTGCCGGTTGGCTATTCTGGAGCGGCTACACCAACGCTACTGCACGCTCCGCAACACGCGCGAACGGTTAGAAATCTTGCGGGAGGCTAAAGAATGAACGTTGCTTACTTAACTCGCGCGCGAAAGCTCTTTGACAACGAGCTATCCCCGCGGTCTGTGAACCGGCACAACATGCGCGGGTGGGTCAAGAGCATCAGGTTCTTGACTACCGACTCAAAGAAGAACTGGCTCTTGCTGGGGAGCGTAGACAAATTGCGCAAAGACATATGATTGACCGAATGGAGCTAACCGAGCAGGCGGTTTACATCCTGAACGCGGTAAAGTTATTGCCGCACTACAGCCTTCCTTGTTTCGTGGCACCCGGCTTTAGCAAGGACAATCCCACAAAACTCTGGAGCGTGCAGGAGTTGCGGGACGCCGGCGCAGTTGAAAGCAGTGCCCTTCTCTGGCCTCGACACACACTTGCAATGGAGACATATCATGGATGACGGCGACTACACAGGTATTGACGAACTCATGCACTGGGCGACAACAATCATCCTAGTCTTGATGACGATTGTTTTTCTCGCAGCAATTGCGGGATTTATATGGGCCATGTTATGAACACCGAACCAGCTTTTCCGGGTTTGCACCCATCCAAAGAGTGCCACTACCAAGACTCAGGTATGCGCCTGCGCGATTACTTTGCTGCCAAGGCGATGCATGCCATTCTTATCCACCACAAGCTTGAAGACTGTGACGACTTTGTAGTTGCAAACAATGCCTATCAAATGGCTGACTTCATGTTGAAAGCGAGGCAAGAATGAACTCCGAAGAAGACGAATTCCGCAGGATCGAAGCAGAGGCCAAGCGCCGAGCAGCGAAGGACGAGGACGACGACACGCAGGTCTACGCCAAGCCGTGGCAAGGGCTAAGTTGGGAGGACATGCCTGAGGAATACGCTGGCGACAGCAATTTTTTGTCTGGGGCACGATGGGCAGAAGCCCGGTTGAAGGAGAAAAACAATGGATAAAGATGACATTATCCTTATGGCAGACGCCTCCGGTC